TGCAATTCAGTTTGAGCCAAAGCAATACGCTGCGCCATAGAGAAGATATTCGGGTCACTAACAGGAAGAACATCTATTCTATTGTCAAAATCAGTTGCAAAAACCTCTGGGCCATACTCGTTAGAAGGCATGTATGGATAAGACTGAATCGTCTCAGAAAAAACTTTCGCAAGAAGTTTAAACTCAAGTTTCTGAGAATAGTGCATCCGCTTATGAATAGCGGACATAACCTTTGTGCCACGCTCCATAATAGCCATTGTAGTGCCAACAGGCGTTTCGCCGCCCATCTCACCTATCTTCATGTCCGCCATAGCAGCAAAGCGCCGCCCTGCGTCCACTAGAGTGCCTAAAAGGTTGTAAAGAGTACCAGAGGGCTCTTTAAACGGTAAGGGCATCAGGGAGGTTCGTATGTCAGTCCCAGCAACGTCAATGTCTCGGAACTCACCCGGTTGAATCGGATTCTCTTCGTCACGAATACGAGCGCCACGAGCCTTAAATCCAGCAGGTAAATTAGACAACGTGCCAGCATCAATAAGTTGACGCAGAATGGATGTAGAGGCTTGCGCCAATCCACCAATCATGTGGGTCAAACCTAAGCCATAAAAACCAAGACCGGGAAGAAACTTGTAATGGACAAAATAAGGCTTCTTGCGCTTCATTGGGTCCATTTCGTCGTAGTTGCGACGAATCGACAAAACATCCCCAGTATCAGCCAGTATCGTAACAATGTAAGGAAGCTTCAAACCACTTTCCTCACCATCTGGTCCAATGTCTTCAAAACCAGCTATATCTAAGTCCGTATGGACTTCATGCAAAGTCAACTCAGTTGAAGAATTGCTAGGGTGAACACCCTGAATCTCATTAATGGTTTGTTGAACTTCAGAGGAATCTTCTGAGTTGGAACTACTGGGCAAGTCAATGTCGCTATAAAATCCAGCCAGTTGAAGCTTACGAACTTCATTGGAATCCATCTTTATAACGTGCGTGATACGAGGCGCAGACGCCAAATCCGTTGCTCCATAAGGAACAACCAAGTCTTCAGCATGTACAAACTTGCTAACAGCACGACCCTTTAACGGATCAAAGTAAATTTTCTTAAAAGTAGATCCAATTACAGGAAGATAGAAAAGCATCTGATCCATTTCAGGATCGTATTCTTCCATTTCATAAGTAACCATGTAATTCATATAATCTTTAACGCGTTCTGCCTGCTTAACAACATCTTCGTTATTAGCTCCGACAACTTCAGCGCGAATAGGACCACTCGCAGGCAACATCTCACGATACGCCTGTGCCTGAAACTGAGTTACACTTTCTGCAAGTAAAGGATGAACAACGCCAGAAGATCCCTCGAAAGGCTCAGTACGATCTTCGTACTGCATCCCAAGATACTCTAAACCACGCTTATATGTATCTTCCCAATTCTGACGCGCCGCAAAGTCATCATCAATATCACCAGTTAAATCAGAGGCAATAGTCGAAAGATTTGCGTCATCCATGTATTCGGCTAAGTTGCTGTTGAACTCAATGTTCATAGGCTCCAAAGATTCCTCGTATTCCCCTACAATCGCAGAGCCATCGTCAAACTCAAAAATGCCGGGATCTTGAGGAAGCTCTTCAATCATTACATCTTCTTCAGGCAACACATCTGGAAGCATATTTATTCCACCAGCACCCATATCTCTTTCAATAGCCATTTTTATTCCTTTTCAGGTGTTGGAGCAGAATAGAGTTCAATCAGTCTGGAGCAATCCACTGAGAACATGCTCATTAAAGAGTCGGGAGGTAGCCTCTTTAAAATATCCCGCTCCAACCTCATTAGAAGATATCCTTAGATCCGCCATCAATCGGTGATTTATCTTCGCTTTCGTAATCGGTTACAGGACCGCCAGACGCATAAGCGTTACAAACCATTTCATAACCGCAAACAAAATCTAGCCTAGAACAATAACCCAAATCGTCGGCATCTCCCATGCCATCCTCAATGCACCCCATCATTTCAGATCGAATGTCATAATACTTGCAAATACCACACTTCTCGGGCTTCTTTTCCCAGTTTTTAGAAGAAGGACCATATGCAAACTCATCAATAGCATATTGCTTGTTTTCAGAGTTTTCTTCCTCGTCCTCTGTCACCAAAGGACAAGAAAATTCTTCGACTTGATCGTCATCAAACATTTGATTGACGCCACTTTTAAGTTCTTCCATATCAATGTTGATAACGATCTTAGCCATTATTTACACCCTGAGAATTTAGTGCCACGAATCGCTGCTCCGCCGCCACGGCAACTGCCGCCAACTTCTCCGCCGTACTCATACTTTTGAGCAAGATCAGAGTCCATGTTGCGTTGAACATTTTCAGGCAGTTTGGAAAATCCCTTATACTTACTTGGAACTTCGCCACCAGCTTTCATTTTAGCAACCTTGCCACCGTACTTCTTTTTAGAAACTCTTGGCTTATCAAGATCGTAAGCTCTATCAAGCATGTCCACAAAAGTTTCTGCTTTTAACTTGCCACTCTCTTGAGGAGTCATTTTTTCTTCTAACATCTTATTAGTGACAGACTTGTTAATTAGATTTTCTATTTCTGTGCCTCCGAAGGGGCGATTGAGCATCCGTTCTTTTTCCGCGTCAGACATAAAAAGTTGAGCTCCAGAACTGGCCCTTGAAGTCTTGAACCTTCTTGGCTTTGTTTTATTGCCATAATTCGCCATTAGCTTTGTCCTCCGTATGAACCACCGCGACCGGGCATTACGCATCCGCCGCCCTTATAACCCTTAACCTTACCGCCGCCCATCATCTTCTTGGGGCGCATCTTAGGGCGCATAGTCATTCCTGTTTCGCGAGCCTTTGCACGGTTTCCACGCTCAACAGCGCCTGCCGCATCATCCATCGGGTTAGTTCCGCCATCTTCCATCGCCTCTAAAAGCGCCAACATGATAGCTTCTTTGTCAACATTATCCATTTGCAACTCCTAATAGTACTCTCTGCGCTGACGGTACGCGGTTATATCATCTTCATCATAGTCACTTGAGGTGGTAATAAAACCCCCCTGTCTAAAACGCAGTATAGCCTGTGTCATCGAATCCGCCAAGTCATCATGTTCGCCATTGGGAAATGCTGCACATTCTTCCATAACTTCATCAGCAAACTGCGTGTCTGGAGCCCAAACCATGCCACTCTCAAACACAGGAGCGCAGGCGTGCATACGAGTAAACTTGTCAGCACCACGACCCGGCGTAAACGGCGTCACAGGAATGCCCAACCTGCGCAGTTCCTGAGTCAAAGGCATACCAGAACCCTTTTGCTCAATTAAAACCATGTCAGGGTCATAGTCCTTGTAAAGCTCATTCGCAGCCTCCTTCAGTTCAGGAAACTCCCAACGACCCCTAGTCGCGTCAAGCAAAACAATATGATCCTCGCCCGTGTCCTCATGGTGAAAAATCCCCCAAGTGGTAATCGCGCTGTAGTCAGCACGGTCACTCTTACTGAACGCAGTGTCGTAAGACTGAATAATATAGCTACAGGGCGGAGGAGAATCCTTCTCCCACATATTCCACCACTCACGTTTGATAATCGCACCCTCTTCAGCAGTAGGGTTCTGCATGTACTGAGCGTTCCACTTGCCAACAGGAATAGAAGCCTTAACGCCCTCTAACTCGTCAAGAGACCAATACTCAGGCCATAAAGGCTTGCCAGAAGGCATAATCGCAGGAAACTCAACAACCTCCCACTGGTCAGAACTCTTGCCACTTTGCTTGTTTAAAACCTTCGCAGTTAAGTCGCGAATCGACCACCGCGTCATAACAATGATAATCGCGCCACCGGGCTGTAAACGCTGGCGAGGGCCAGAAGTGTACCACTCGTAAATACTATCAAGCGCAGTCGCGCTTAACGCATCTTGTTCCGAAACAGGGTCGTCAATGATAGCCAAATCCGCACCGCGGCCAGCAAGAGCGCCGCCCACACCGACAGCATAGTACTCACCACCGCCGTTAGTGCTCCACCTACCACTCGCCTTAGCGTCACTAGCCAAGCTGACATCTGGGAAAACATCTTTAAAATCCTCGCTTTCGATTAAGTTCTTGATCTTCCTACCAAAACCAACAGCCAACTCAGCGGTGTGAGTCGCCTGAATGATTTTCAAGTCAGGGCGTCTGCCCATAAGCCAAGTCGGAAATAAATAACTCGCAAACTCAGACTTAGTATGCCGAGGCGGCATATTAATAATCAAACGCTTGCACTTGCCGTCAGCAACATCCTGCAACTTCTGAGCGTAAATCTTGTGGTGCCTGCCCTCAATAAACTGAGGCCAAACATGCTTCACAAAATCCATAAAGCTATCGTGCTTTGCCTTACGAGAATCAAGCGTCTTAATACGCTCAAGCATAGGAGCTACTTTAGCAATCTCATCGTCAGTGAGATAACTCGCAAAGTCCTTTAAATCGTCCATTAGCCACCCAAAGCTCTCAGGAAGTTGTCAGCAGTGCGATTCAAACCAGCCATGCCACCTTGAGCCATCGGCTTGATATTCGCGGAAATAGGAGCAATCGTAGTAGCCTTGGTTTGAATGTTCTTCAAAACATCCTCAAAGCTACGGCTAGCGCCAGAACCAATATTAAGAGAAGTATCTGTAGACTCTTCTTCCGCTACCGCAGGGACACAAGCATCAGTAGCTATATCGTAAACGTAACCAGCTTGATTACAGATTTTATTACCGTTTTCATCAGTCGTGTAGCCAGTATCAACTTCGGTAGTGGTATCGTCATCGCTGCTGGTTGCAATCGTGGCGAAAATGTCATCGTCAACCTCAATAGGACCCTCGGATGTATTTGCGATGTCAGAGCCGAAAGAAACTACTTCGCCATCTTCGTTACGAACACCAATTACAGCAGGGTTTTGACCCTCACCAGCACTTAGCTTCTCTAACTTTTCAAGGTCCTCAACAGTCTTCAGGTCAATCGCGTTGCCCTCGGTATCATAAACAAAACTTCCAGTTTCTCTATAAGCATCAAGAACTTCCTGAACTTTGTTTTTGTTTAAGTCGTTTATATCAACAAGACCAAGAGTAAAGTTTCTAACTAACTTGCCAAAAATATCCTCTATAAAATTAGGGTCCTTATCTACTAACTTGCCTTCATCGTTGAACTCAAGTGTAGACAAAAGGTTCTGTAAATACTTAGCTTCTGCCGCATTTACAGAAAGATTTCCACGACGAGGATCATCATCAGAACCAAGGCCACGGTCATAAATTGCTTTGTTTTTAGCGGCTAGCTCTTGAGCCGCAATCGCATTCTGAGACTGTGATTCGTCATCAGAAACCTGATTGATACCAGTTTGATCAACAGAACCGCCACTCAAGCTGAAGTTTTCGTCCTTTTTAACACCTTCAAACTCATTTCCAAGATTACTCAAAAACTGCTCTTCAGTAATTTTTCCGCTCAAAACATCATCGTAACCACGGTTTTTAACTAAAAGAGATCCAATCTGCTCTTGAGTATCCGCGTCAAATTGAGCATTGGGATCAACCAACCCTCTATCAACAAGATCTTTCAGGGTAGTGCCAACAATCTGATACTTGCCCATAGGCGTAGACGGAAGTTCATTAGGCCCACGACCCAAAACATCCCTAGAATAATTGCG